GTACTTCATCCACCCTCTCTGACCCGCCCTGGCCTTGATGCTCTCGTCTCTTTCAACTCTCTTACGGCGGGTTCTGCCATCTTGTGTTTCCTTCTCTGCGTACTGACCAAACTGCATTATATATAATACTAATAAATTAATTTACAAATAAGTTATAATATCAACTTAAATATTCCTATATATATATATTATAATGGCACTCACAACAAAAAAAATCCTTCAAGATGGCGATATTACAAAAGAAGACGAAGAGCTGATTTTTAATCCATTTAATGAAAAAAACAAAGAGATTACATTGAGCGAAGTTCAATCTATTCTCTCCACATACGGAATTTCTGCGAAAATAGATAATCTGGAATTATACAAGCGAGCTTTTGTGCATCGTTCATATACAAAACGGCCTGCTCTCGAAAACGCAGAGGCAAAAATCATACTTGCTCCTCAGCCTAAAAACTGCCTACCATTAAAAACAAAATCAAATGAACGTCTTGAATTTATTGGGGACGGCGTTCTTGAGCTTATCACCAAATATTATTTGTATCGTAGATTCCCCAAAGCTGATGAGGGGTTCATGACAGAAAAAAAGATCGCCCTTGTAAAAAATGAGCATATCGGTCGCGTTGCATATGATATGGGTCTGCAAAAATGGCTTCTTCTTTCACAGCATGCCGAAGAGAAGCAAACCAGAACAAATTTGAAAAAATTGGGTTGTTTATTTGAGGCTTTTTTAGGAGCGTTATTTTTAGATTTTAATAAGATTTCTGTTAAAGATGAAGATAGATGGTTTCAGAATGTTTTTGTAACGGGTCCAGGATTTCAAATGTCACAAATTTTCGTAGAAAGTATTTTTGAAAAACATGTCGATTGGATAAAACTAATTGAAACAGATGATAATTACAAGAACATTTTGCAAGTAAAAATCCAAAAAGAGTTCAAGATCACTCCAGACTATGTAGAAATTGAACGTGATATTGATAATGGGTATACCGTAGGCGTGTATTTATCTGTAGGATTATCTATTCATCATCAAAACATATCGAATGCTATTCCAATTAAAACTTTGGGTTCTTTTCCGGCAGTGCAAAAACATATTCTCGAAAATGAAACAACATTTATATTCTTAGCATCAGGAACGCATAAAATCAAAAAGAAAGCTGAACAGCTTGCATGTGAAAAAATTATTAAGTATTTAGAATAGCTTCTTTTTTTTGAATATTTAAATATAAATTATATTTGTATATGTATAGATGTCTTCATTGTTAGAACAATTGAAAGTAAAACAACCTCCGAAATTATTACAACAGGTTCGTGTAGTGATGCCAAGAGAAGCCGTTGTTATAAAAACTAAAATTGTTGACAAAACTAAGGCAGCATTTGACAGAGCACAATTTTTAAACGGAATAGTAGGAATTCAAAAACTTAAAAAGAAAGTGTCTTCCACAGAACGCGCCGTGGCAGATGAACCTCCTGCCCTCATTGAACCTGTCGCATCACCAAAACCCAAAAAGCGCAAATTAAAAATAAAATTAAAACCTAAAAAGCAACCTGGAGAAGGAGACGAGACAGATGTTCTAGGAGAATTAGAGCCTAAAAAAAAACTTGGGCGCAGAACACAAAAGCCTATAGGCGTTATTAAGGAAGGCCCTGCATCGATGCTAAAAATAGGAGACGCGACTTTAGCAACTCGATTTTCTAAACGTGATGAACAAGAATCAAAAAAAGAATATATAAGGGCATCCTCTTATTATATGAACAATCGGGAAATTTTTGTAAATTTCATGTCGTCATTATTTGGCAAATATAAAAAAGAATTATTAGATGAAGCAGGAAAGGCGACATGTGATAGAGACGAAGACCAGCCATTCTCTCCAATGACTCATCAAAAGATTGTTCGCGACTATCTCAACTTATATACTCCCTATCGAGGATTATTATTATTCCATGGTTTAGGTTCGGGCAAAACATGTTCATCTATAGCTATTGCAGAAGGAATGAAAACAAGCAAACCTGTCATTGTAATGACTCCGGCATCATTGCGCATGAATTATATTGAAGAACTCAAAAAATGCGGAGATATAATATACAGAAAAAACCAGTTTTGGGAATTTATTAGCGCTCCTGATGGATCACCTTTTATAGAGCAACTGTCATTCATGTTATCATTATCTGTAGAATTTATAAAAAAACAAGGCGGGGCGTGGTTAGTAAATATGTCAAATCCGTCTAATTTCGATACTCTGGATTCTGTCCAAAAAGCAAGTCTTGATGTACAATTAAACGAGATGATTCGCAACAAATACCGGTTTATAAATTATAATGGTATGCGAATGTCCCACCTCCGCGCATTAACAAATAATTTTTCAATAAATCCATTCGATAATGCTGTTATTATTATAGACGAAGCACATAATTTCGTAAGTAGAATAGTAAATAAAATGGGGAAAAAGGGGAAAAGCGATTCACTATCCATGAAATTATACAATTATTTATTAAGTGCACAAAATGCAAGAATTGTATTATTAACAGGGACGCCTATTATTAATTACCCAAATGAAATTGGTATTTTATTTAATATTTTACGAGGGAAAATAAAAACATGGTCTTTTAAACTAACGATTGATAGTGGGACGCGCGTTTCTAAGGATTATTTTGAAAAACTTTTTAAAAGCACAATTTTAGGAGGGAATATTATGGATTTTATTGAATATAAACCCACCTCTACTACATTAATTGTAACTAGAAACCCATTTGGGTTTATAAACAAAACAAAGGTAGGTACGTATGACGGTGTTCGTATCGGAGAACGCGGAGAGATTGATGATGAAACATTTGTAAAATTAATAACCAAACTGTTAAATAAAAGCGGGATTAAAGTAATACCAAGTGCAACACAAGTAAAGGAGTATAAGGCCCTCCCAGACACATTAGACGATTTCAAATCATACTTTATAGATGAAAAAAACAATGTCAAAAATATGAACTTATTTAAACGACGAATCATTGGTTTATCCTCATATTTTAGAAGTGCGCAAGAATCCCTCATGCCAAAATATAATAAAAGTGAAGATTTCCATGTTGTTGAAATTCCTATGAGCGACTTTCAATTTGGCGTATATGAGGAAGCTCGGGTGCAAGAGAGAAAGCTGGAAATGCAAAATGCGAAAAAACGAAAAAAGCAAGCTGCAAGTGGAGTATTCGAAGAAACCGTTTCTACATATCGTATTTTCTCGCGGGCATTCTGTAATTATGTTTTCCCCGCACCCGATATAAGACGCCCCATGCCGGCAGAGAGTTTAGAAAGTGCCATAGGGCAGGCGGTAGATGAGGATATTCTCGACATTGTATCAAAAGATGATAAAATAAATAATGTAGATGGGAGGTATGATGCAGACGAGGTTGCCGCGGTCGAAGGAGAAGTTGAACTTGGGGCATTAGCAGAGGGTGCCGTCCCAGTTAAAACATATGAAAAACGTATCGCCGATGCTATAAAGTTATTAAAAGCCGGGGGCGATAAGTATTTAACACCCGATGCCTTGGAAATGTATAGCCCTAAATTTTTAAGCATGTTAGAGAATATAACAGACGATGATCATCTCGGATTGCATCTTATATACAGTCAATTTAGAACGCTTGAAGGTATTGGGGTATTCAAATTAGTATTAGAAGCAAACGGCTTTGCACAATTTAAAATTAAAAAGCGGGGAGGCGAAGATGCGGCAAACCGATATGTTGAGAACTGGCAACTTAATATTGCAGAAGAAGATAAGGGCAAACCCTTGTTTGCCTTGTATACTGGCACAGAAACTGCAGAAGAAAAAGAAATCATACGAAATGTTTTTAATGGTGCCTGGAATTATTTGCCTGTATCTCTCGCAAAAGAACTGGAGTCTATTTCGTCGAATAATTTATATGGCGAAATTATCAAGGTGCTTATGATTACCGCCTCCGGGGCGGAAGGTATATCCCTCAAGAATGTAAGGTATGTACATATTACAGAACCTTATTGGCATCCTGTTCGAATGCAGCAGGTAATTGGACGGGCAAGGCGCATTTGTAGCCATCAAGACCTACCACTCCCTTTACGAACAGTGGAAGTATTCTTATACTTAATGACATTTACGGAATCACAAATGGGTAGCGACGAATCGATAGAGCTTCGGCTAAAGGACAAAAGTAAAATAGACAATTTAACACCACTTACGAGTGATCAAGCGTTATATGAAATTGCAACGCTAAAAGAAAATGTTACTGAAAAAATATTACAAGCTGTCAAGGAGGCGTCATTTGATTGCGCATTACATGCTACGGTAGGGTCGAAAGAACCTGTAAAATGTTTTTCATTTGGATCAGTAAACCCTTCCAAATTTTCTTATGCTCCATCATTTGAAGAAGAAGAGTCTGATACGGTTGCGGAGCATAACCAGGTGACTATAAAATGGAAAGCAGTAGAAGTAGAAATTCAGGGGATAAAATACGCTCTAAACAAATCCACCGGCGATGTTTATGATTTAGATAGTTACCAGCGCGGACAACCTGTGCAAGTAGGAACACTCAAAATTGAAAATCAAGGAAAAGGTAAAAAGGTATATAAATTTGAGAGGATTTAAATAGAGAAAATTTTTTATTCATAATATATAGACATGCCGCGAACAACGCACAAAGCACGCCATCCTATTAGTATAAGAAAAAGTATTGCACAAACAAGAAAAATCGGCCTACAACGCCATAAAAAAAAGATATTAACCAGTGCGGAAATGAAAAAACATATCTCAGCAAATACCAAAAAAATGAAGCGTTTATTAGCAGAACATGGCATAGACGCCGGAAAGGACCCTACTTCAGATGCAAAGTTTCCGGATTCCATTAAATTTCGATTTTATAATAACAAAGAAAAACGATATGATGCACCACCAAACAATATTTGGGCCGCTCGGTATAAATTACATATTTGGGACAATGCGGTTAGTAAAAAACACATCCATAAAATGGCAAGTTTGGCGAACAAAAATAAAAATCTTTCTTTAGAAATAAAAGTTGGCGCCCGCTATGAAAAACTTACTCCTGCATTAGTGAAGGAGATTGCCGCTGACAAAATTATTCCTCGGGGAAAAAGAAGGCGACGAATGACAAGAAAAATTAGTTATAGTGATAAGTAGCGTATATTTACATGAAAGGGTACAAAAATATATTATGATTCATAATATATTTTATAATAAATTCAAAAATTTATTTATATAATGATTATGTCGCCGTTTTTTTCAGAATGATTGGATTGAGTTGTTTTTTCTAATACCTTTGTCTGATAAACCGCTAAAGTTCTTGCGCTTGAATCTTCTGCATCTACAAAACGCGGCATCCAAAAATACGGAATTAGTGTAGCCATATTAGGATAATATGAGTCAAATAGCTGACGATAATACAATTGTTCTCTTGTTCTCGGTAAATTATGTGTCGACGTGAATGGGTTAATAGTATCATCACAGTTCGCCATTTTTTCTATCATATTATCAATGATCTGAAACCATGACCCATCATCGCCACTAACGCCATCACTAAATGCCTCTTTTGTCCGCCATAAAATATGTTTAGGCAGTAAGTCAGGTTCAATTGCATTAATTGCTTGCCGCAATAACAGTTTTTCGCAAGGTATTGTTCCTGCGGCGTTGTGAAAATGAGACAACGGATTTCGCAGTGACGCAGGTAGGCTTAAGTAATAATCTACTAATTGTTTATCTAAAAACGGGGTTCTTGGTTCAAGACCATGTGACGAAATGCATTTATCTGACCGCAATACATCAAACGTCGAAATATTTTTCAATAGGCGGCGACACTCAAAATCAAAATCCAAATCATCCGTAGCACTCAAAAAATACAAATAACCACCGGTCAATTCGTCACTGCCATCTCCATTAAAGATTACTTTTGCGTTACTATGTTCTGAAATATATTTCCCTACAAGATAATTTCCGACAGATGCGCGAACCGTTGTAGTGTCGTAACTTTCTATCGAATAAATAACATAAGGGATTGCATCAAAGAATTGCTCTTTTGTTAATTCAATGGATGTATGCTTTGTGCCCAAATAATCGGCTACTTCTTTTGCGCGCAGCAAATCTTCAGAACCTTTCATGCCAATACTATACGTTTCGAGAACGCCATCATAATATTTATTTACCATAGCAGTAATAAGACTACTGTCTAGTCCGCCCGACAAAAGACATGCTATCGGTCTCTCAGTAGTTCCTATCACGCGTTTTTTAACCGCCTGATTTAGTTGATAACATATTCCTTTCCAAGCAATATTTTGCTCAGAAAAGTTAAATATATCAGAATTACGATACGTGTCTTTCGTATAACCCGCCGTATAATAAGGCGTTGCTTGACCAATCTGTCTCCATTGTGACCTAATTTTAAACGACCTGGTAAATGTTTGAAATGTTCCTGGCGCAATATGTTTAACTTGGTATTCATCAGTGCGTAAATTATTCTTCACATATTGTTTATTTTGCGTAGAAAACATCAACTCCTCCTGACTATCATCATCTGCTTCATGTTCAGCATGCAGCAAATGTGAGAGCACTTTTACATCAGAAGATATTGCGAAAAGAGTTTCGCCGTCATCATCATCATATGATGCCCGCTGCATCATGCATAATGGACGTACGCCAAATGGATCACGCGCAATGTGGATAACCGGGGGAGTCTCCAATTCTTTATTATCATATAATACAAATGCAAAAACGCCATCTAGTAGTGTAAGTGTATGTTCAATGCCATATTTAATATATAGATGAATGATAATTTCGCAATCACTTTCTGTTTTAGGAATAATCTGCAAATATTTAAATAGTTCTTTATAATTGTAAATCTCTCCGTTACAGATAAGTGTGCATGATCCAATGGTAATAGGTTGCATGGAAGTAGCATCTAGTCCATTTATAGCTAAACGATGAAAACCTAATACAAGTTTTTCATCAAATGAACTGATATGATAATCCTCTGGTCCGCGATTTTTGCCTACCATAAACGCTTCTCGAACATGTTGACCAGAAAAGCGCGTCGTATTATTTAGCAATGCAAAAATACCGCACATTATAGTATACTGTCGACATTGCTTTAGATAATATTACATAAATATTTATGTAATAGTGTATTCAGTATATTCAGTATAAAATAAATAAGGCATATTGCGGGTCAATACATAAATTAATTCATGCGTAAATGCATAAAATATTGTCTATAGTCAATATATAATGTCTACATTAGGAAATGTGTATCATAATAACAATATTGGAGAACAGTCCAAAATGTATGGGGTAGTGGATGGAATTTACTATTGCAATCAAGAGAGAACTAATGAATTAAGTAGACGTATGGCCGCACGCAACATACCTTCCGCACCATTACAACCACAATATGCGGTTCGACCAGTTGCTACAAAATATGACATGATGAGTATTGTTGACCGAAGACCAAAGTCAACCGTTCCATTAAACTCCTACCCCGTATATAATATCGAATCTACATTTAACCCTGGGTCAGCTCCGGCACCATGGAGCGGGTTTGCTTCCGAAATAGATGATGAATCGCGTTTGCGGAACGAGTTTTTCGCGCTTCAAAAATGCGAGCAGGCTGAATATGTTCCCAGCACAAAAAGTGACATGTATGAAGTGACAGTAGATTCTACAAATGAAGCGCAACCGTATCCAGACTTATTTCAGCAGCAGGATTTTGCGCCATTTAATCCAAATACATGTAATACTGGAAAAATGTTTTTCGATAATCATACGCGTCAGCAAATTAAGGATGTTTAATATTTAAGGATATTTAATTATTTTTTAGACAACAACAGCTAAATAGAATTGCTGATGCTACCAAACCTAGCAAAAATTCCAGAAGACTATAGCTAAAATCTACCCAATATCCTTCACGTGATGCAAAATCATAGCATTGACATGTTTCTGGATTACCATCTTTATCCATTGTGCATGTCCCCTTACAATATAAATATATGTATATTTTTCCAGCATATACACAAATAACAAAGAATATAGGCATTATAACCATGTAATATAAACAATTACATGATTCATTCCGATTTGATCCAGAACGTCGACGAGAATTTGATATTTCAGTGTGAATATTTATACTTACGTTAATTGGATTCATTGGCGTTCTACATACTGGGCAAGTTGTCATTTTATCATTACAATCTCTACATATTGTCCATGCATCCTTAGCGCATATGATGCAATGATGTGATTGAACTGTATTTTTATCGCACATGCATATCGCACAACTAGATTGGTCGCGTAGACCATTATCAGTTACGATGCTTGTCGACATAATTAATATGTTATTTATATGGTAATATAGTTTGGTATTCCAATTTCAATTTTAGTAATATACATACAAGACAAGGTTTTTATATACTATATTATATCATGGATACGCGCGATGCAATATTAGAATATTTATCTAATCCATCATATCAAAATAATTTAGCCAATTCTGGGATCACACGACAACAAGTGATTCACGAAACAACCACCACAACAGATAAACATTTTTATAAAAAGCGCCTCATTTACCTATTCAAACAGGTTCTAAAAGGTGAACAATGCCCATCAGATATTAAAGAGTCACATGACGAATTTATTCATGGAGCCATTCGTTATTTTAAACTTATAGATAAGAGGGATATTATCCAACAAGACCATGATGCAAATAAAAAGTTGGCTACGGAAAGCATCGAGAATACAAGTGATATTAAGGCGTATGAAGAATCACAAGGAGTTTTATCTTCTGCAAACAAAGAAATCATGCGAGAGAAAAAGACTGCCGGAAATTTAGACGCGTTCGTAAAAAAGAAAAAAAATACAGGAATCCCTCCTATGAAAGCCCCTTCGCAAAAAACTATTGATTTGAAGGACCCGGTGTTAAAAAATAAAGGAATAAAAAATAAAAACATATCAAAAAGTAAGATCGCGGAGACTACTATGATTAAATAATACAGGAATATTATATTATATTTTTATAATATAATATGGCAACAAGAAAATACAAAAAACGCAGGCGCCGACGGTCGTCTCAGCGTACACAAAAACAAAATAAAACGAAAAAAATGAATAAGCTAATATGCAGCCCTACCTCAAATAAAAAGGATTATACATGCTATAGTGATAAAGCCTTATTGCGGATGAGAGAACTCTGGAATGCAAGGCATCCTGATGTTAGAATAACTGATAGCACTCCAAATAAAATATGGACTGCGCTCCGCGAAAATATGCAAAACGTGTGCAATGTTGAAAGTTGTTGGTTACGTCAGCAATTTGCAGAAAATAAATTGGATGCCGAAATGGTGTCTTATACATTTGCGCCAACAGCGCCTAAAAAATGGCACACCAATCCAAATGAATGGTTAACCAGTGTAGATTTAGAAAAGGTAATGAAGCAATATGAAAAAAAATATCATTGTTTCAATTTTATTGGACCTTCCCCCATAGATTTCGATGAGCACATCATGCACGGAGAATGCGTGTGGAAAGAATTATGCGAGTTTGACTTAGGCGAGGATCTTAAAAAAGGGAAAAATAAAATTGGAATTATTTTCAACATAGATCCGCATTATAAATCCGGTTCGCACTGGATATCCATGTTTATTGACATTAAAAAACGTTTCATATTTTTCTTTGACAGTAATGGTGATAAAATCCCCGGTCGGATTAAAAAACTTGTCAAACGTATTCAAAAACAAGCAAAAGAGCTCGGTTTTGAACTAGATTTTCATCAAAACCATCCAAAAGAACATCAACGAGGTGATACTGAGTGCGGAATATATTCACTATATTTAATTATCCAAATGCTTACAGATAAAAAAACGCCGGAATATTACATGAAACATCGCGTATCGGACGAAGAAATGGAGAAACTTCGTAAAAAGTATTTTAATTTTATAGAGTAATAGATTATTTGCGAATAATAATATTATTCTTCTGAAAATATATAAATATTACATATCATATATAATATTTATATGTCCAGTGAATTTACAACTAGTCAAAATAAAGCTTTTTTATGGGATTTCTTATATAAAAATGGGGTATTCAAAAGCTTAAAAAACGTTCATTTGAATCGTGCGAAAACAATTTTTGAACAAGAAATACTATCTACAAATAATGCAGCATCGAATGAAAATATTACTGAATTAAATAAAGGGTTTATCTCCAAAATTGTAAAAGAAATAGAAACATTAAAAGGCCTTCCGCCGCCTCAACAAAATAATGTACCCTCCAATGATAATAAAAGGGTTTATGAACTTAAACAAACGATGTCATACACACACCAAGAAGCATCTGCAGAGAGACAAAAATTATTTCAAAATAATTTACAAGAAACGCAAGACAATTTTAAAGAACACATGAATGTCTCAACGCCAAAAGCGATTGAGTTTGCAGATAAAGGTGAGGATGAGGTAGATCCAAATCTAGACAGCAAACTGGCAGCTATTGTAGAGAGAAGAAAAAGAGATATGAATATGGTTTTATCTACATATGATACTGTCACCACAAAACCCAACCCCGATAATATTAGTATAGGAAAGGAAACTGAACTTGGCGAAGGGAATATTGTAGACGTTAAATCTAAAAAAATGAGGAAAAGTGTATCATTTGATGAAAAAAGTATTGCTACTGCACTAGGGAAAAATATGGAAGAGCTGTTTAAACCACGCGAAGAAAAGGTATATAATACAGTGTCAGATACAGTGTCAGATACAGTATCAGATACAGTGTCAGATACAGTGTCAGATACAGTGAATGCATTTAAAGAAGAAGAAACCAATGAAAATGACAATGATACACACGATGCGCTTACTGTAGATGACTTTTTATCACGTTTAAAAACAAAACCGGTTGTGGATAATATAAATAAACTAGTGGCATCTATCCCTGAACCAAGCGAAGATAAAGATAAGTTTCAAACAATATTGCATGAAATTGCAGATATACACGATACATTGCGAATTATTTTAGAAATTATAAAAAAATAAAATATATGATATGATTTTAACAATAGTATAATAAATCATATCATTCAAATCATATCATTCAAATCATATCATTAAAGTATAAAATATAAATATAATATATATGGAATTATCCTGGCATAAAAAAATGTTTTTATATGGAAATTATATCTCATATATTATATTTGCCTTAGCATTCGCCGGAGTAGTTGCTGTTGCGCCAACATATTTAGACACATTGTCAACAGTATTAAAATATTATGTGTGTGCATTTTTACTTATCCGTTTCAATCCTCTAGTCAAAATAAAATCTCGAGATGCAGAGTTCGACAGAAAAGTTGCTTTTTCCGCAGGAGTATTCATGTTGCTCACCACAACTGCTACTACTATTGCAAAAGAATATGTGTCTGCAAATACTCCTATTCCCCCCGCTTTACTTTCCTTCGGCGAGTAAGAATGCTTTTATGACGCCCATGCCGCTTTCGCGTTCCATTCCTTCGATGTTTATGAAAGAACTCTTCTAAATAAATAACAATTTGCTTACTTATCACGCGGTCCACTTTTTTTTCTTCTGGCGATTTTGACACAACAGTGAATTTGTATCGCTTCATATAATCGCTTATTTTTTTATGAAAGGCATCTTGTTCAATATTAGAGCTATTATATTTAGCATAATATCTATCTGCCATTTCTTTAAACGGTATGTTTGCAGTGTATGGTTTTACATTAATATAAAATACATTATCGTGTTCCATTTCCGGATGAAATTGATCATCTAAGAAACACACCTTTGTATCTTTAGGGATTTTTGTGCAATTTACTAAATCTTTTACACTTTTATTATGACTGGTTCGACAAATCTCTACTTGTTTCCCGCGCACTTTAAATGCAAGTATGATATCGTCAAAAACATTTTCACCGAGAATATGAGAGAAGTATGCCGCAATATTTTCTGTCCAACTACGGGGGCCTTGGTTATTTGTATAAATCATAATTTTTTTACAATGTTTCCTTTTTTTCTTATCAAGTAAGAAGGACAAAATATTAATAATATTTGGTCGCATAAACTCAGGAAATAGGGTCATGATTTCAAAAAAATGCACTTGTTCAATTTGAGTATCCAAGGTCTTCTCTAATGCGTCACAAAACATCCCGAGCTCTACAAAACAACCCAACGTTTCATCTAAATCAAACACTACAATTTTATCACGAGATGATATTTTGGATATGGCATCTGCTGATAATACGTGGGAATTATCATCAAACAGCATTACTACATAGAGAGAATATTTTTCTGCACTTTATATAACGGAAAACATAATGAAATTGAATCGTAAAGATTATATAGCTATTCTTAATTATTATAATATATCATCGAACAAACTTTCGACCAAAATGTTAAAAGAACGTTCTGAGAAAATTCTCGCGATAAAACTTTGTCGTTGTATAAAGAAGGTCGACCCGGAAGTAAAAGATAAACCAAGGGCTGTTGGAATTTGCAATAATAGTGTATTAAATAAAAAGAATCTCAAAGGGCCACGATTTACGTGTAAGCATGGGTATAAATTTATTAAAAATAAAAATGGTAGTTCAGTAACAAAACGCGGTAGGAAATTAACAATACGTAAAAAACCCCGACGGGGGAAAACGAAAAAGCACAATGTAGTGTAAATATTTTATTGTAAATATTTTATTGTAAATATTTTAATGCAGATAAAAGCACCTTTTCCTGATCTGTTAGTTTCTGAAAAACAAGACACGAGGAGAATTTAAGTTGAAACATCCGATCCATTTTATTTCTACATAAAATGCTAATTTCTTCATCTATTTTAATATCACAAATCACTCCCCCAGTTGTTAATTTTATATTTTCTGGACGTTCTAAATTAATCCATCGTATATATGCGCCAACCGTAAGCTCTTGAAGTTCATCAATAAATCGATAAAATTTGAGAGCCTTGTTATATTTTTTTAATGTCTCTCTAGGAAGTGACAAACGCTGTAATGAATCATTCTTCATTTGGTTAAATGTTGCGTAATCCATTTCCAAAATATCATTATTGTTTTCATTTTCTAAAGCGACCATAATATCTCCAATATCTAAACTCATATTATAATTATAGTATAATATGATTTATTTTTATATCTCTCCAAATAGTCTTCATAATCCAGCACTCAACATTTTTCAAACGGACGTGTCAATAATAATATCACCACTGCAATTCCCGCTCCAGTATAGAAAGCGTTTCGCCGAACTTTTGCGGATGCCTCCTTTATCTCTCTTTGCTTCGGTGTCAAAGAATCATTAAAAGGTGTACCAACTGAGCGAGTCGCTATAATATAATAAATACACGCTAAACAATAAACTGCCATACTATATGCCAAAACAACAGAAATTTTACAGGTTGACATTATAATATAGTAAGAGAAAAATATTTTAATTAAATTTATGCAGTAAATTATCTTATTTGTTTAATAGCATCTTTTTTTTCCATTCTATATTTGGGAAATCAAAATTGGACATTTTAAAATGTCCTTTTTCAGTTCTGGAAATATAGAATTAAAAAAAATAGGTAAAAAAGTGCCTCTTACCATAATGCTCTAAATCCAAATTTTTTAATTATGAACGTGTTACCATAACATTTTTTACGCAACTTGGCGCCCAAAATTTGCATTTTGCCAGTTTGACATTTTGGCAACATTTGGCAACGCACAAATATTACTGAAAATTATTACAATATAACATTACCATTACTCGTTTGTTATGTTCCGTTAAAAAATTGGGTTGTCACACCAGCGCATATTTTGGCAACATTTGGCAACATTTGGCAACGGAAAATATGCAAAATTTTCGTATTATTTTATAAAATATATTTTATGGTAACAAGTATTACCTACAATAATAATTTAACAAATTTTTACCACACGATACTCTTAATTTGTAAAAATATGCAAAAAATATGCAAAACATATGCAAGACGATAAATGGTAAACCTTTTATAACTAATATAGTTTTTTAAAAACGGAGCCTTACCATAACAATCGTTTTTTCATAAAAAAATTATATTTAATTTATGAATTAAATATAATTTCTATAGTTTATATAATAATGGCAAATAACATAAAAAAATATGAGAAGGGTGATTACTTTTTATGTACAACATGTAATTATATATGTTATACAAAATTTTTAATTAAACAACATTTATCAACAAAAAAGCATAAAATGCAAATTAATGGCTTGCAACCTACAAAGTATAAAAAAAATCATAAAGTAGATAGAATAAGAAAATATACTTGTTTACAATGTAATAAATCTTACAACGATCGGTCTGGTCTATGGAAACATAAAAAAACATGTATGAATTTAGATAAACAAAGCAAATCTTCGTATATAGAACAAACGAATACAGGGGATCTAGCACTAATGGTTAAAGCAATGATGGAGCCTATTATACAAAATATTCAAGAAGATAAAAACGTGACGCTTGGATTAGTAGAGCAAATGCAAACGCAAAATAAAATTATAACGGATATCATCCCAAAAATAGGCAATAATAATAATAATCGTTTCAATATCAACGTATTTTTGAACGACCAATGTCGAGATGCAATTAATATGACAGATTTTTTAAATTCTCTGCAAATTAAATTAGCAGATTTAATGTATACCAAGAACAATGGTCTTATAGAAGGGATAAGTTCCGTTTTTGTAACTGCGTTAAATAAATTAGAAACGTGTCAGAGACCGATACATTGCACCGATGTGAAACGAGAAACATTATATATAAAGGATAATAATGCGTGGGAGAGGGAGAATAGCAAAGAAAAATTGCATTCTGCCATTAGCAAAGTAGCGCATCGGCAAAGAAAAACAATCACAGAATGGGAAAAGGCAAATAAAAATTGGCAAGAAAGTGAATCTGGATCACAAGAATATATCAATTTAGTGAGAGAAGTAACCAAGGATATTGTTCCTGAAGAAAATAAAATTATTAAAAATATTATAAAAGAAACTACTATAATCAAGGATATATCTTAGGTAATACAAATATTTATGTTTCATATTTATGTTTCATATTTATGTTTCATATTTATGTTTCATATTTATGTTTCATATTTATGTTTCATATTTATGTTTCATATATATCATTTATCAAATCACTACATTTTACATACTCTATTCCCCAATATCGCATCATATCAATCATGTGTTTTTTTCTTTCATCAATCTCGCCAAATATTTGCAATGGTCCATATGTTAATTCCCATTCTTGATAAGCCACACACACAATTTTTAAGGGTTTTCCTGTCAATTCGGGAATATCACTGTATTTATATCCACACCCGAGAAGTTTCTCTCCAATCGACCCACGTGTTGTCCAATTCCGTGTTTTCACTTCATATATGCAGTTGTCTGTCTCAAAATCGGGACGAAACCCATGAGCACCAATAGATTTTCTAGGAGTATCGCCTTTTGTGGTCAAAATGTCATAGACAAGGGACTCACCGAGTAATGCGCTCCAGTTACTTTTATCGGTATGTCCTAGCATTTTATTACCCCAGTGTTTTTCTTTACAGTGAGCTATTTTACGTAGTTCTGTGATAGAATGATCACCAGTCGATGATACGGGGAGTGCAAAACTGTTCGGGAATGGGCGTATCGCCCAACGTATTTTTTCAATAAGACAAGGAGATAATGTATATTGTAATAGATTGCGACTCATAATATATAAAAATGGTTCAATGTTTAACTGGTATCGCTATTAATTATTCAGAATTTTTATAAAAATATATTTTTATAAAAATTATATTAAGTAATATTATAATGCCGTCTAGGAAAGTCAGCATGCGCAGTTCTTTAACGAATAAAACAAGTATTTTTGGTATTATGGGTGGGTTATACAATCGTAAAATCTCTGGCAGAAGTAGTATGAACCGCGTTACCTCG